AGCGTTTGTGGATTATCTGCTATGGCTCAAGTATGTCAGTTCGATCTTGAGAGTTCTTGGATTTCTCAGCAAATGGCTGCAGGATCTAACGGAAACTTCGAGGTTGCTTCTTTCATGAACTTCTACTGGGGTGAAATGAGCAAAGTTGTTGCTGAAAACATCGAATTGCTAAGATGGCAAGGAGATACTACAGGAACAGGTGCGACAGTTCTTTGTGACGGATACGAGAAAAAACTTGCTGCTGATACAGGAGTTATAGACGTAACTGCTCCAACTAACGTAACTTCTGCAAACGTTCTAGGATTCATCCAAGACATGTACGAAGCTGCTCCAACTGCACTTCTTTCAGGAGGGTCTGACTTGAGAATGTATGTTTCCCGTAACGTTGCAACTGCTTACGCTTACGCAGTAGCTGCGGGTAACACTATCGCTTACTTAACTGAAGCACTTCCAATGACTTACTTGGGTGTTCCTTTAGTTATCTGTGACGGAATGTCTGATGACAAAGCGGTATTCACTTCTAAGAACAATCTAGTTTACGCTTTTGATGCGTTATCTGATTCTTCAGCACTTAAAGCGGTTAACCTTGCAGACACTATCGCAGAGCCTGTAATCCGTACAAGAGCTAACATGAAGATTGGATTCGAAATCTTGAACCCAACTGAGATCGTTTACGGAAGCTAATAAACTGATTAACTAACTTAAAGGGGTACGGGTAACTTTACTCTACCCCTTTTTTTAAATATAAAATTATCATGGCTACATGTACAGCACTAAACGCAGTAACTAAGTCTTGTGACAATAACATCGGAGGAATCACTGAGGTTTACATCTACGACCAAGAGGATGTAACTGCAATAGCAGATTCTAACGGTACATTGACATCAGCGACTTTAGGTACTGGAGATGCAGGACAACAGTTCTACATCAAAAGAAATACTTCTAACTTTACAGAAGAAGCAGCTATAGACCTAGTTAACGGTTCTAGCTTTGTAACACAAACTATCAACTTAATGTTCCACCGTCGTGAGGCTTCTAAGTCTTACGCTATCCAATTACTTGGAGAAGGACAAAGAGATTTGTTTGTTGTAATTAAAGACGCTAACGGATTGTATTTCTGTTTTCAGAACGTTCAACTTTCAGCAGTTGGAGAAGGTTCAGGAACAGCGAAAGCTGATGCTTCAAAATACAGCATTACGTTGTTAGCAGAAGATACTCAGTACGCACTTGAGGCTTCACTTGCTACATTAACAACTTTTGACCCTGTATTGTTTTAATACAAACCCATAAAGTAAGAAACCCCCCTTCCTTGATTGGTTGGGGGTTTTCTTTTACCTAAACAAAAACAACAAAAACTATGAGTTAAATAAGAAACTCTTACCGAGTTTATTTTACTTATCCCTACAAAGGTAATAAAACTTTTTAATTAGTCATCACTAGGCATAAAAAAACATCCATTAAAAGTGGGCGCTTCAGGTTGGTTAATCCAGTTTATCTTCTCATCTTCTTTTAGTTGAAGCATAAAAGATTCTTTGTAAAGCTTGTGGCGTTGAAATACTTTCTCGTATTGTTTCTTTAATCTAGGCTCACAAGGTTGCTCAGAATAGAAGTGAACGTAATCATTCGTTAAACACATGTCTGCCCCGTAAACGTCGATCTCTTTAAATCCTAAATTCAGTGCTATGTTTATAGCTGCGAATAAACTAGAATTGTAAGCGGTAAGTTTACCCTCTCTATTAATTCCTTTTGTTGGTGACTTATCCCAAGGGGTTGCCGATAGGTTGTATTTCTTAACCCACATTTCGTGAGTATGTAGTTTCTTATCTGGAAACTGATGTCTTACGGGGTTGTCCATTGCTACATAAAAATCGTAATCAACATACTTATAAGCATAGTTAACTGCTATCTTGTGTCCCTTAATTGTAAAAAGGGGAAAGTCTTTTAAACTCGCCCCCGTTGCTATTATGCTAGTTTTCATTTTAGTCTGTCTAATATCGTTTGACATTCTTTAGTATTGATATAAAACACTCCTTCATTCGTGAATACTCGAACTGCTTTCTTGCTGAATCTATCAATTAAATATAAGTCAGTTTTAAACTCTTCTTTTGTTTCTGCTGACCTTAAACATAGTTCCATTAACTGAACTAGATTTTCTTTAGTTCCTATACTTAAAGACTCCATAACTGTTATCTGAGAATATTCATTATTCTTATAGATAATACCATAACTATCAATGTCTTCAAAATAATGAATTGTTATAGGACTCAAAGCTGCCATTCCAGTTCTCTCGAATAAGATAGAATCCTTTTGTGCGTTAACTTCTAGTTGTGCAATTGTGTTCGATGCTACGAACAGTCCGATAATTAAAATTAGATTTTTCATGTTTTTAAAATATTGATTTGATTAAAAAATTATAAGCTAGAATTATAGTGACTGCTATTCCCACTCCTATAAAAGCGACATATTCGCCCTTAATACTTTCGATTAATTTACTGATCTTTTTCATTTGTTTGTTTTAATAGTATTCCACATTTAACTAAACTACCGATTGCGAAACCCGCAGCTATTCCTTTCCTGAATAAACTCTCTTCTGCCATATCAGCAAATATAGTATAAAACATAAACACTAACAAAGCATCCACAAAGAACATTCCTAATACTGGAATCATAGCGAACTCTTTTGATAGATTATATCTAAAATTATTCAGAAAGTTAAACACCCAAGTTATAGGTATTAATATTGAAACTCCTAATAAGAAACTCATTTGTATTCCTTTTTTATTGTGTTATTACTATAGTAAACTAAAGCTATTCCTTTATAGTTACTATCTACTTCTTTCCCGTTCATATCTACAACCTTAATTACTTCCGCTACAGTGTTATCTATTGCAATGGTTTCTAATGTTGTTTCATGTCCGTTAAAGTCCACTTGAACAAGTGTATAGTAGTTAACACCAACGTAAGGATTAAAGTCCTTTAGAGAGTATCTACTGAGTTCTGAGGTATTACCTACCGCACTAACTAATCCTATCTTCTCATCGTTTCTATAAATAATAAAATGTGAAGCGTTGTATTCTGAATTAGTTGACCACTCCAAAAGATTATGATCGTTAAACACAGTTACATCGAATGAATTAAACTCAACAGGCAAAGCAATATCACAAGCGATGCCCGAACAGTTACCCGTTCCTCCAAAGAACAATGCTGAAGTATCTGAATTAGGAATAACCCAAGACGCACAACTAAACAAAGCAAGGTTTTCAGGATTGTCTATTGTAACCGCTCCTAAAGATTGTGCTAAGTTATAGCAGTCTATTTGATTTTGAACTCCTGCGTTATTATATTCAACGCAGTCTAAAAGTCCGTTAGGTAGTTGGAACACACACGCCCCACCGTTTCCTGCTGACAAACAATTAAATGATATTGTAAGTACAAATAATTTTAAGATTCTTTTCATAATTGTATAATTGATTTCTACAAATATATACATAATTAGTAAACAAACAAGAAAAAAAAAATAATATTTAAAAAGTAAGGTTTGATATACATCGAGAAAGATACCACAAACAAGATAGTTTTAACACTTACAGAGAACTCAACTCTTTCAAGTCCTAACTATTTATTCGTATTCGAAAACGAGTGGGATACCGCAGTAGAACCGATTGAAATTTACCTACCAGACACATCAACCGCTACAGATAGGTATAATCTTTTTACGTTGGTTGATGGAAGTGGAACGGGTGATGATGTTGACTTAGCAAAAGGACAATTCACTTACAAGGTTTATGAGGCAGTTGGAATTCCTGTAACGGTAACAGACACAACAGGAGATGTAGTAGAAGAAGGTAGGATGGTAGTATCAAGCGTGACTTATGAAGTAGAAACAATTTACGACTAATGAATTTATTCGGATTTAATATAACAAAAAACAATTCAGTAGAAAGCGAAACATTCCAAGCTTTCAGTACACCATTTCAAAAGGTGGGAGACGGTAATCTATCATTACCAAAGATTGATGGAATGTACAGAGAGGCAGGGTCATATGTCCCTTTCGGTGAGGGAAATACTTATCCCCAGCTTTTAGATCAACTCTACTACACCTCGCCACTTCATGGTGCAATAATAGACTTTAAAGCTAATGCAGTTCTTGGTGGTGGTTTTGAGTTGGACATGGAAAGACTTAACACGAAATCAAAAGTTGATGCTATTGCTTTTACTAAAAAGTTAAAACTTGATAAGTCTATTAAACTACTCTGTAAAGAATTACAGATTCACAATAGAGTTTATTTCTTAGGGAAGAAACTAGAGAACGGGAAATGTACTATCACATCAAGAATACAACCAGCTAAAATCCGTAAAAACAAAACAGGAGATATTTTCTTTTGGTGTGACGATTGGACACGCTTAATGAATATCAAAGCGTTAAAGCCTTATAAGTATGCTGAAAAAGGAGAAGAGTTTATCTGGGCTTACGAAGTGCCTTCTGTAGGTCAAGATATCTATTCACTTCCTACATACTCAGCATCTGCGAACTGGATGTTCCTTGACGGTCAAATGAGTTATCTTCAAAAGAGCAATATTGTGAATTCAATCTTCCCTAATTTCGCTATTATGTTCCCTTCTAAACCTCAAGGACAGGAAGAATTGGACATGATTAAAAAAGCTATTGACGGGTTGAAAGGTGCTGAGAATGGAGGTAAAAGTGCTGCTTTCTTTGCAAACAGAAATGAAGACTTACCACGCTTTGAAGTTATACCTTCCAACACTAATGACGGACTATTCCAAAACACAACAGAGTCAATAGAAAATAAAATCTGTCAAGCGCATACAATCGATCCGATATTAATGGGTATTAGAGTAAGCGGTAAACTAGGAAGCGGTACAGATATTAAACAAGCTTATACAATCTTTGAGAAGAACGTTGTTATGCCATTGAGAGGCGAAGTAGAATTTATCTATAACTCTTTGTTTTCTCTTATTGGTTTAGATGTTAAACTAACAATCAACGATTATCAAATAGTAAACGAAACAATCATCGAGACAGAAGATAACAAAGCAAGTGCGACAAGCGACGCACTAAATGCGATGAGTCCACTAGTAGCTACTAAGGTGCTAGAGTCAATGACTCAAAATGAGATAAGAGCGTTAGCAGGTTTAGGTATTACTGAAGGAGGTGACCTAACAAAAGAGCAAAGAGAAGCGATAGGAAACCAACCAACTGCACAACCAACTGCACAACCTAACGAAGATACTCAACAATTAAACGATGCATTAAAAGGTTTATCCGCTCAAGATAACATGGACATTGTTAGAATCGTTAGAGACTTTAATAAGGGTAAACTACCTTTAGCTATTGCAAAGAGTAGGCTTGGTGCTTATGGTTTTGACGTTGAAACGATAAACGAAATACTTGAACAATGATTTATTTTATCACAGAAAACTATATAAAACTTAAAACTCCTATCACTAGGAATGTCGATGTCAACGAAGTAACACCTTTCGTTAAGTCATGTTCGGACCGTAGGATTCAGCCAATTCTAGGAAGTCATTTTTATAATGACCTATTAACTAAGTACAACGCACAAACTTTAAGTGCTGATGAAACTACTTTGGTAGAACTTATTCAACCCTGTTTAGCTTGGTACTCTGCTGCTGAAGCAGTACTGTCTTTAACCTACCAACTTAAAAACAAAGGTATTCAAAAACAGAACGGAGACTTCTCTGAGTCTGTAGCAAAAGATGAAATACTTTTAATGTACGACCACTATCAATCAGACGCTGCTTTCTACGAGCAAAGACTGAGAGTTTACCTAAAAGAGAATAAAGACCTTTACGCTGAATACACTTCTACGGACAATAATGACAGTGACATGAAACCAGATAAGAGAACAGAGAGCGGAACAGGATATACTAACAATATAATTATAATTTAAAAATGAGCGAATTAATAAACGGAAATTGGTTACAAACTATCGAGGGTAGTTTAGATATTATCGAAGCTAACACTTTAGCAACGGCACAGGGTGTAGGGGGTGCTGGGCCTGAAGGGTTTGAAACAACAACACCACTAACAAATGGACAAACTTTTGAGAGTGGTGCTATAGATATAACAGATGCAACACAAGTACAAACGGAAATACTAGCAGACCAAGACGGTATTTTGACGTTTACTTTCTATTCAGATGCTGCGTGTACTGACCAAGTTAGGCAATTAAACATACCATATACTGCAAGTGGTGGTTTTCAATTGTTTTCCGCACCTACTTTTGGATTCGGTGTAAAATATGGATTCAATAACAATAGTGGTTCAGATCAAACTAAATTCTTTTATGCTACTAAATTATTGACTAAGTCTCTATCTGCTCAAGTACTAGCTTTAAATGGTGGTATGGCAGGAGGGATGACTGCTAATGTTACAAGGTCTGTTCTTGTAGGTCAAGACCTAGCAGGAGATTTTTCTAACGTATCAACAACATTGACTAGCAACGACTCAGGAACTACAACAAACTTAAATGTGGTTAGTGGTGCTCGGCCTTCTCAAATATCGGGTAGGGTTAAAGTTAGCGAAGTTGTAGACACTAACGTTTCTGTTCTTCAGAGAACAATAACAACGGACAAAACTTTCTTCGTTACTGACATACTTTTAACTATTGATAATACAGATAGTTCTAACACTGGAAGGGTTACCTTAAGAGATGGTTTAACAGTGGCAGGAACAGTAATATTACCTATGCAGATACAAGAAGCACCAACTAACGAGAGTGCAGTTCAAGTTGTAGCACATACATTTAGTGAGCCTATAGTATTTAGTACAGGATTATTTATTGAAGAAAGCACAGGAATAAACACAGTTACAGGTGTAATAATTGGATACGAAGAATAATTTAATGAATGGAAACAAGTCTATTAATTGCAATGACTCCCGTATTAGTTTCGATTGTGGGAGTGTGGATTAAATTAAATAATGTTACCTCACAACAAGAGGTAAAAATTGCCAACCTTGAAAGAGAGATCAAGGAAAGCAAAGAAAGAGTAGAACGACTTGAAGAAAGAATAGACAAGAAACTTGACTCCATTGAAACGAAACTAGATACTTTTATGATGCACTTTAGTAAGTGTCAGAACTTTAAAATATGATAGATAGACTATTTAAAAGCGGATTACTAACAACGGTGTTAGCGTTTTGTATTTACATCACTGCCATTGTTGCATGGTTTACTGGAAGAGTTGAAGCCTCAGAGGTGGTTATCATTTCAGGAGTTGCTACACCTTTACTATTTTTAAAGGATAAAAACATAGGTGTTAAATGAGAGAAGTTAATCTTATAGTATATCACTGCAGTGCTACTAAAGCAAGTCAAGACTTAGACGTAAACGATATTAGACGTATGCACCTTAAACGTGGTTGGTCTGATATCGGTTATCATCTTTTAATTAAGCGAGACGGAACGATACAATTTGGAAGACCGTTTGAAGAAATAGGCGCACACGTTAGAGGGTTTAATAGAAAGTCAATCGGAGTTGTTTGGGTTGG